TAGTTCTTGTTTTTGTTTAGATACAACAAAATATCTATTTGTAGCAAAATCAATTCCGTCCACTCCATCAACAAGTTCTGCTTCAAATCTTGCATATTCTCCTGATCCAACATCAGAAGATGCAAAGTCTACCAGGACTCTGACTGTTTCAGGAGTTGGCCCTGAATCTCCATCTTTACTAATTAAAGAAAATGCCAGTCTTAATTCATCTGTTGGTGCATTTTCAGATAAATCAATATTAACACCTTCCAGATGTATGTGGTTAGAACCAGGCTCTACAACAAAGTGATCCAGTGATGGGCCACTATCTTCACTAAGAGTTAGTTCTGATTCATCCCCACGAATAAGAATTATGTTATTTAAAAATCTACATCTTTCATATCTTTCTGCACGAGATGGTTTATAAAAAATTGAATTATCTGCATTAGTTTTAAACACTGCCAAGTTAGTTGCAATAATATTGTCATCTTCAGGATCGTCAAGTGGAGAACTGATTGTTTCAATTGCAGAGACTGCACTTGAAGTATGTCTGTTCCAATTATCGTTCTCAGCAAATGCAAAAATAGTTTTACTATCGTATTGGCCAGCCGAAGGGTTAAATCCTGCAGAATATATACCTACTTCAGAAATTTCATATCTTTCTTCTGTTGGCAGTTCTGCTGTAAAAACAATCTTGTTAATTCCAGATTCATTAATAAAGCCTCTAGAAGAAATTGGAACTCTAAACATTTCAAAATCTAGGCTAGTTTGTGAAGAATAATCTCCTTGTAGATCGCCACTGCCGAGTGGTGTTTTGCCACAGCCTACAGCAAGGTATGACGCATATGCTGGGGCTTGCCCCAATAGGTATTTACCTAAAATTGATTTTCCAGTATTAGTTATCATTATAAAACCGCCTCATATATTGTACCATCTGTTGCTATCTGAACTTCTATTTGTTCATCTGCTGCAAGGTTTACAGTTTCAATAACTAGATCATTAGTGCTAGTAATTAAATAAACATAGGTTTGGTTAGCACCCGTACCTACAGTAGGAATCTTATCTTTTAGTTGGATCTGAAAGTTTGCAAAATATTTATCTGATGTTGCCTGAAGACTAATTAAATTATTAGGGTTATACTTTTGTTCAATATCTGACATATTTTTAATTGGCTGATAAGAAATTTTTTGCCCATTAATTGTGTCACGCCTAGCAATATTTATTAACTCTTGTCCACCTATATCTTCAAAAATTAGGTCAGTCATAATTTCAATAGGAACTAGATCATCATCAAATAATATTATGTCTGGAGTTGCAGTTTTAATTGTGTTTTGAGTTATTGCTGAAGATGCTGCAGCAACGATCTGTGGTGATGGAGGACTTGCTGATACTGTAGATGGAGCATTTGCAGCAATCATTGCGTTTACCACTGTATCTATTCTTTTTTGATAGCCTGCTTCTTTTAAAACTTTAGAGCCATCATCAAATAGTTCATAAAGATTTCCGTCTGCCTGACTTGCAAAACCAATGCTCTTAGCCATTTTACACCTCACTCATATATATCTTCATAGATGGTCCTGATAAATTTCTACTATATTCAATATTATAAATAACAAACCTAGTAGAACTAGAAGAAACTAAGTCTAGCCCTGTACTGTCTTTATAGTTAATAGTTACAATATCTCCTAACTGTAAAGTTGGAATGCTAAAAATTTCAACTCCTACTGCCTTTTTAGGAATCATTAATTTGTTAATAATCCAGCCCATTAAAGATTCTGCAGCATCTTGTGTTTGAATATACAAACTATCAATACTAAATTCATTTGTTCCATATATCATTCTGCTTTGTTTAATATTATCATACTTAACACTTTCAACAAGTGGAGAAACTAAGACTGTGCTTCCTTTAAGTTCAGGATCAGAAAAACTACCACGCTTTTTAAAAAACTGGTCTACAGACAATTCTTGAGTTGTGTCTTGTGTAAAGGTTACGCCTTGTATTCTAAGATAGTTTCCTGAAGTTTCGTCAAGAACTAATGCCTTGTCAGTAGAGTTAAATATCATAAACTCTGCACCATAGGAGTCTGCATAAAATCCTGAAGTAGTATATCCCTTAATTCTATTAAATGTTGGAGACATTTGTGCATAGAGTGCTGGGTATGCTCTATCATAACGAATATCAAAATAAGCACACTCTCTCATGATGGTACCAAACTCTTCAAAATACATATTATATTTAGGTGGTTGCTGAGAACTTATTCCAGATAGATAGGTGGACTGGATTATGCCACTCATTGCATACTTTCTAAATGATTCACTAGCATCAATTTGATCATCCCCAAAAGTTTGGCTTAAGGGTTTGCCCACATTAAAAACTGTATTTTGAGAATAGTTTTCAGATAATGCATAAATATTTTCAAACATAAGCCTTGATGAACCACGAGTAAATAATGCCATATTGTTATAAACTGGAAGAGGGTCAACGTCATCTATCACTTTTATCAATTTATTATTTATATATAAATAAAATCTTCTAGTTTTTCCAATGTCCTGATACTCAACAGATAAATCATAAACTGTTGGATTTTCTTCTGCTGCCATCCTGTATTGTCCAGTAAATCGTCCATCATCAACTAAAATTTTTGCAAGGCCTCCCCAAAGTTTAACAGGAACGGCGTTATTGTTTGATGAATCTTTTTTAATTTTATAAAAAATAACATTGTTAACTGATGCAGTTGGTGTATTGTTTTTATCTAATTTTAGATATGACTCAAGGTTGTCTTCTGTTAGCGCTATTATTTCAAAATAGTATCCATTATTTGTTTCTGGATTTAGCATTACTGCAAGTCCTCCAGAGGCTCCACCTATGCTAATATTTTGATCTGCTTGTGCACCAATAACTTGATAATAAGAACTACTGCCTACTGGAGTCTGAGTTCTAACAGTATTGTTTTCAATTTTTCCTACAATACGCATTCTTGTACCAAAGTGTTTGTAAGCACTATTTAATGGTTTATAAACATACGAAACTAGATCTAATGGACTTTCTGTTGTTTTAAAAGATGGACCATTCATAACCAATGCAGAAGACTGAATGGTTCCTGATTTAGTTGATGAAAGATTATTAACTTCTGTTTCTGTTAAATATTTAGTTGATAAAAAGTTTTTAATAATTCCACTTCTTGTTGTTTTTTTAGCAGTTGCATTTTCAATTCCAGCAGCACCCACCGTTGTCGATGGGAGTGTTGGGTTTAACTCGGCTGTAAATAAATATTGAGACTGCATAAGACAACCACGAACATTGTCATTATTTGACCAATAGGAATCAATGCCTGCAGTATGTGATGCAATTGCTGTTCCGAACTGAGATCTTCCGTGACTAGATACAGCACCATTTTTCATTCTTGTTATTCCATCAACTACTTCATAGTATGGCTCAGAATAGATTCTAATTAGCCCTGTAGGATAAATTTTTCCATTAAACGGCAAAGAAGAAAAGTATTTTTGGTACTCTTGATTATCGCTAATCCAAACATTTCCAGTTCCAGTTATGTTAAATTGGGCAGCGTCATATCTAATTACTTCTCCATTAGAATATAAGTGCCCTGAATATCTTGTAAGCCAATAAACATTTTCCCCAAGATCTATAATATTATTAGTTAATAAATTGTTAACAACAACTGGTGGAGTGTTTGGGACATTTGAATTAATTGGCATAGCACCCAAAACATATTTACCTTGCTTTGATGCAACCTCATTAATTGTCTTTAACTCTTCAGTTCCAGAAACTTCCCAAAGTAGTGCTGGCTTATATATCCATGTTTTTTCTTCATCAACCATGCTTGCTTGGCGAATTGATCCATATGATCTTTGAATGTATCTTGTTGTGTAGGCAATTTTTCCATCATTAAATATTTTTTTATCTTCTGATGCAATAGATAAAATGTTTGGCAAATTGCCAGAACTTAGATTTTCTTTTACTCCTGTATCTGTTTGATTATTTGATCCAGAAAGAATAAAGTCTGTAGATCTTTGCGTTTGAGTTGGCATCATATAATCTTTGCTCATAACTACAAAGTTATTGTATTCGTCAAAGAACATTGCACTTTGTGTTGCCACTGCTAATTGATTTAAAACTTCCGCAACATTTTGATCAGGTGCAACAAAAAAATATGGAATAATTGGATCAGATTCTCCACTAACTCTTTTAAATGTATAGTTAGTAAAACCTATAAAATCAAGAAGAGTAGAAATAGCATAACTTAATGAAGTTTGAGTTGTTAATAATCTTGGTGCTGGCATTGATTCTAAAAAGAAAAACAAGTCTCTTAGTTCAATAGAAAGACTTGCTCCAGTTACATCTGCTTGTGGAAAACCTTCTGAGTACAAAGTTTTAATAGGAACATAATAGTCGTATCCTTCCACATTAATAATTTTTTCATAAAAATTAAATTTAATATTTCTACCATTGTATTTAGAAACAAGACTGTTTGTATTATTTTCATTAAAGGCTTGATCGTCGTCAAACAAACTTAGTGTTCCATTAGACGCTAGCAACTGCCCTACTGGTAAAGATGTATTTCCTATATCTGACAAAGATTTTGTTATTTTAAAATCCGTAGTCTTATTAGAAATATCTGCAACAAGTCTAGGAGACATTTCAATTAGATCAAAAGTAGAATCAAACTTGTTCATAGTTTCAGCAACAACTCTTATACCACGAAGATACTGAAACTCTCTGTAAACCTTAGTTCCATCTAACTCACTATTAAAATAAATTGGGGAAGTTAAATCAGTAACAGTATTAGTTTCATTGTTTACAATATCCTCTGATACCTTCCAGTTATATACTGGAGAAAAAGTTTTATATGCTGATTCTGCAGAACTCCAAATATGAAAAGTGCCACGAGTATTATTATTGGCAACTACTAGATAAGCATAGCCATTTGTCGATGTTTCTGGAAGTAGATTAGTAGAACTTAGCGTTCCTGCAAAAATAAAAATATCTTTATACTCTGCAGGAATTTCAAGTCCATACTGAAGTTCTACATATCCGTCTTCTGCAATAATAGGATTACCATTGCTTCTAGTAGAATTTTCATTAAATGAAAGTGCATCAATCCAAGTATTGTTATCCAGATATTGAATCTTCCACCTTAGTGGGGTAGTTTTGTTTTGAGTTCCGTACAGTGGATCAGGTTTAGATGTTGTTCCAGTTGCAAATGGTCCCAGGTTTGCAGTTCCAACATTTGTTTGCATTTTAACAATAAGTCTGTTTGCTGGAACCTTTTCTTTATAAACAACAAATGGTGCTGCATCATTAATATAAAAAAGACTTCCTTGTTTATTTTTAGCAATGCCGTGTTCGACACCTTCTTCTGTTCTATAAGAAGTCCAGTATTTAAACTGATCATATCTTGATCCCATGTAGTACCTTGGTCGTTCTGCTAAACTGCTTCCGCTATTAGCAATAAACTTATTATTAAAAAATAAAGTTTTGTTAATTCCAGATCTTGGTCTAAATGGTTTTAAGCAATCTTCTAAAGAGTAGATCATATTCATTTTTTGTTTGATGGAAGTAAATTTTTGCGGAACATTTAAGTTTGTAAAACCACCATCGATAACAACATCTGCATCAGTTGCTCCAGTAAAATATCCTGCTGAATCTAATTGATCAAATGTATTTGGAAGTGTTTTAAATTTTGATGTATCATCTGTTGGTCTATATCTATAGTTTCCTATTTTGTAAAAGTTATCTGGCATGTTCATGTTCCACTCTGCCAATACAAGTGATTCTAGTTTAACAGTAGAAGATGACTCTAAATGAGTTTTTAATGCTTCATTAACAAACATTATACTTCTTCCAAGGTTACGCTAACATTCCAAAGGTCTAGGTTATTGCCACCACGCTTTTGCACGGAATAGTTAAAATCAGAAATAAAAACTTCAACTATTTGATTATATTTATTAAGATTTCCATAGTCTGCTTCATCTTTACCAAAATTACTATACTTATCATAAGATAAAAACATCCAGAAAGATCCCTTATGGTTTTCATACCAGTCTAAGAGTTCAACTCCACCTGCTCCACCGTCTGCTGTATATTCTCCAGTAGATCTTAAGAAAGCAGAAATACCAGAACTGTCAAACTCTGCTGGACCTGCATTTGCTCTTGATGGAAGGTTTGTCCAAGAAACTGACATATTTAATTTATCAGCAATATGATAAGATCTCATTCTGCCATTGATAGTTCTTTGGCGCTGTTCTATTCGTTGAGTTGTAAAGTTTAATTCTCCACGATTATGGTCTGATAATATTAAAAATTGATCTACTAGGTTTGGATCTGTACCTCCTGGCACAGTAGCCCCTATTTCATACCCTGTAGGGACATAGAAGCCATTAGAGAGGGTACCTGAGTTATTGGACCAGATTATAGCCTGTGGCCTCTGATACCGCTTTCTGCCTGTTATATAGGCTGATGTAGCCATTATCGTTGTCCCCGAATTCTTTGTGAATCAATGTACTTAATTTGTCCCATAACTGCCCTTGCAATGTCATTGGCATTTGCATCGGCATTTGTAACATTAATTCCTACACTATAATTATACACTGAGTTGCCCATAGACTGACCACTATTAAGTTTATTAAGATTATTAGTACCAATTGAGTTTGCTGCATTTTTATTAATAACAAACTCTCCTGGGGTTAACATGGCAGGAATTGTATCAGTGCCACGAGATAAGCCTCCACCAGCAAAGTACTTTGGAACCATTCCGCCCTTAGCAAGATATCCTAATGCAGATTTTCTTGCTGCAACAATTTGAGCAGATGTAAGAGGTGTGCTAGAGGCTGCTGTTGCTTTACTTATTGCTGCTGCTACTCTTGCTTGGGCTGCTATATTTAATGCTTCTTGGGCCGATTGCTCTTTTGGTTTTGACATTGCAGCAATTCTTGCTTTTTCTGCTGCATCAAGTAGTGCTGCTTCTGCTGCCCTTAATTGCCCTGCTATAGAGTTTGCACCAATTGCCCCACTTTCTCCTGCTGCTGCTGCACTTGGAGTTACTTGGGCTGCAAACTTTGCTGCAGCGGCCATATCCCCTGCTGCTTTTGCCTTTGCATAGGATGTTGCTGCTGAATCAACAACTGCTCCAGCGCCTCCTGCTGAAGAAGATCCACCAGAAGAAGAGCCTCCTGCTGAAGAAGATCCTTGTTGACTAATAAGTTTTTCTATTTTCTCAATAGTCAAAGTTACTTCTTTACTTGAAATGTCTCCCCAAAGTTTTGCAAGAGAGGCCACAAGTCCTTCTGCTATTATAAGTTGATCTTTAAAACCTTTTGCATCAAGATTTGCCTTTTCAATAGCAATATTTGCATCTCTCCATTTATCTCGCTGTGCATCAATTGTGTCAAGTTCGGATTTTAGTTTATCTCTTAGTGGCTGAATTTGTTTTACATTAAGATCGTATATTTTTTGCTCATCCTTTGCAACTTTTTCTAAAGCATCACCTCTAAGAACTTGAAGATCATAAATCGCTTCTTCAATTACTTGAATTTTAGTTTCTACTGCTTCTTTTTGTACTTGAAGGCTATAATTAGAACGATCAATATCATATTGCTTCTTTGATATTTGTGCTGCTGTTAAGCCACTTGGTCCTACAACTGCTGCAATATCTGCTTGTCTTCTTTGATCAAGCATTTCTTGTGCTTTAGATGCAACAGCGGCAGCAGATTTTTGTCTCATCTCTTCAGCAGCCTGGGCTGCAGCAGATATATTACCACTAGTTAATGCATCAGCAAGTCCAATTTGATCCTTTTGCTGCTCAATAATATCTTGGTTAATACTTGAAATCTTTTCAAGTGCTTTTTCTTGTAGATCATATTTGTTATTGATTTGATCAACGATGTTACCAATAACTGCTTGGTCTTCAGATAAAGCAGCAGAGATCTTTGAATTTGCATCGAGTTGTTTTTCAACTCCCATGGAAAGTTGATTTTGCAAAACAGATATTTCTTTTTGCTTTGACTCAATAGGTTGGTCATAATCAAGTTTAATTCTATTTTGTTCTGCATCAATTAATCTATTTGTAGCATCAATTGTTAGTTCTAGTGCTTCAATCTGTGGCTCATATTTTCGTCTTGCTAATGTTTCATCAAGATCATATCGTCTATTTGCAGTAGCCATTAAATTATCGAAATATTGTTGTGGGTCTGTTTGTGCAAGCGTAATATCTGTTTCTTTTTTTAATGCTTTAAATTTATTAATTAATTCTTGAACTTCTTCTGTTGTCTTGGCTGCACTTAAAGATATAGCAAAATTTGCATCTGACACCATTTCTAATGCATCGGAAGAACTGGCTCCAGCAGACTTTAGTGCAACAAATCCAGTACGCTGGCCCTGTAGTTCTTTTATTGCTATTGCTGATTTAGCACTAAATACTCCAAGTTGTTTTTCATCAAATGCTTTTTTAGCAGCAGGTCCATATTTTCCAAATGAGACAACTCCCTCTTCATTAATTTTAATAATTTTTTCTTTAACAGCATTTTCTAGTCCGCCGACAAAATCA